ACAGAAAAATTAGTAAGTTGTCAAGTATTTTTTATAACAAAGAAATTTCCAGGCATAATTTCTTTAGTACACAAATTACTAATACTATATTCATCTACAGCGTTCATTACACCTGCCCAATCACTACAATAGTCGTCGCCGCATACAATTGATACTTTATTAAAATTTTTTAACCAAGTTTTTACAGCATAATACGTGTGGTCGTCGTCAAGATATACTAAATCCCATTCGTTAGTAAAATATTCACTTTGAATCCAATCTCTACCTTCCATGTGCCATACTTGCTTAATAATAGATTCATTGGGATGTCTTTTAATAACAGTATCAAATATTTCTCGTTGCGACATTTTTAATTTAATTGCCCTTTTAGCAAAGCTACTAGACCATGTTACTAAAGTGTGGTATCGTAACTTAAAATTATCAAGAACATAATACGAAGTATTTTTAGGAAGTACATCTAACCAGGCCCAAGTACTTCTTCCGTAGCCGCAGCCAATTTCTAAAATTCGAGGTGAATTAGGTAATTGTGATACTAAAGATTTATAAGCAGTATGTTGTTGTATAGATGTTGCGCCTGGTATTTCTAGTGCAGACGAAACATTTAAAAATAATCTTTTATTAGCCAATTAAAAATCCGTATCCTGTGCCGCCTGCAACTGCTTGAGATACTTCTGCTTCTAACTTTTCCATTTCAGCTTGTGCTTCGGCTTTTAGTGCATCTCCGTTAAGAGTTGAACCACCTTGCGGTCCTGCAATAGTAGCAAACTTGCTTCGTGCTTCACCTAGCATAAACTTACAACTAGCAAGTGTATAATCTTTAATCCATTGTACTGCTAGATAATCTTCTAATAGTTGTTCATCTGGACGGTAGTTGTAACAGTACAATAATAAATTTTCTTCTGCTCTAGGACGTTGTAGTAGAGTCAACTTTTTACTTGTAGTATTCCATTTGAATTCAATAAACGAGCCAAACATACGTCCTACAAGTTCTTGATATTGGCTAAAGAAATCGTATGTTGCTAGTCCACCTAAATTTGAACTTGCTAACAAATACGTATTAGTATAAGCAAGGTTGAACGGTTCAAACAATGTGCCGCCATCGCCGCCGCCGCTGCGTGAACCGATTGATCTACGGAATAACTTACGAACTTCTACTACTTCTTTTGGTAGTGTATATTCGTTTTGATCAATAACGGTTGGCATAAACATATAAGATTCTTCAACACTATTATCACTGCGTTGTCTAAATCTTGTAAGTGCTTTGTTTAAAGCAGTTTCGTAGTGTACAGGGTCAAGTTCTACATCAACCATGCCGCCGCCAAGCATAGCGTAAACATAATCGTATATTTCTTGTTTCTGTGTTGATATATTTGCCATTTAGGTTTCTCCGTCGTAGTATTTATCTAACGATAAATATGTATATGCCAAGATTAAGTTTATATAAACCAGAGCGCGGTAACGATTACGAATTCCTAGATAGACAAATTGGGGAAATGTTTCAGGTTGGCGGCACTGATATTAACATACACAAATACATAGGTCCTGAAAATCCTGCAGAAGGTGAAGGAACTGCTGATCAGCCAACATATGATGCTGTAAAAGAAACTAATATACAAGATTTGTTATTTCTTGAAAACAGAGATCGCAAGTATGACCCGGACATCTATACTATGCGAGCAATATATAATGTCCAAGACATTGATTTTGATCTAAGTCAGTTTGGTTTATTTTTAAGCAATGATACACTGTTTATGACTATACATATTAGAAGTAGTGTCAAAACGTTAGGTAGAAAAATTATGAGTGGTGATGTTATAGAACTTCCTCACTTAAAAGACGAGTATGCACTAAATGATTATGACATGGCACTAAAACGTTTTTATGTTGTTGAAGATGTTAATCGTGCAGCAGAAGGATTTAGTCATACTTGGTATCCGCACTTATACAGACTTAAATTAAAGCAAATATACGACGGCCAAGAATACGCAGAAATACTCGACCTTCCAGCAACTGAAGGATCAGATACTACGCTCCGTGATGTACTTTCAACATATGAAAAAGAAATGCAAATTTCAAATGCTGTAGTTGCACAAGCAGAAGCAGATTCACCCAAGTCAGGATTTGAGACTAGTCATTATTATACAGTAGCAACTAATGATGATGGTACTATTGCTCTTAAAACAGCAGACCAAGAAGACTTAGAAGCAAGCAATATTAGTAACACTGCTGACGAAGTTACAAATCGTCCTGAACGAGAAGGATATACAGGATACTTGTTGAATTATGGAGATGGTACTACTCCTAATGGTGCACCTTATGGATTTGGCATACAATTTCCTCGCAATCCAATTAGAGGAGATTATTATTTGCGTACAGATTTTTTCCCAAACAGAATGTTTACATATGATGGAACTAGATGGGTGAAAGTAACAGACGATGCACGTATGACACTAAGTAATACACTAGATAGATATACACAGAAAACTAGCTTTATCAACAATACTAATACTAATACAATTAACGGTGAAGTTGTTGAAGAAAGACAAAGTCTATCTAAAGCACTTAAACCAAAGGCGGATAACTAATGCAGCATTTTTACGACGGACAAGTAAGACGCTACATAACTCAGTTAATGCGTATTGTTAGTAATTTTCCTGTTAAAGACGGTAAGGGAAGTACAAAAGAAGTTCCAGTAATGTATGGTGACTTAACAAGACAAGTTGCTAATATTATTAGAGAAAATTCTGAAAACAAATTACCAAGCGCACCACGTATGTCAGTGTATATTACTGCACTTGAATTAGACAAAGATCGCTTAACAGATGCATCTTACACACGTTCCGTTAATATTAGAGAACGTGCATACGATGACTTAAACCAAGAATACCTTAATTTCCAAGGTCCAAATTATACAGTTGAAAGACTAATACCAACTCCGTATATGATGCGAGCAAATGTAGATATATGGACTTCAAACACAGATCAAAAGTTACAAATTCTAGAGCAAATATTAGTACTGTTTAATCCAAGTTTAGAAATACAAACTACTGATAACTTTATTGATTGGACTAGTATTACAGTTGTTAACTTAGAAAGTGTACAATGGTCTAATAGAAGTGTTCCTGTTGGTGTAGACTCAGAAATTGATATTGCTACTCTAACATTTAGTGTACCAATATATATTAGTCCACCTGTTAAAGTTAAAAAGATGGGTGTTATTACAAATGTTATTACTAGCATGTTTGATGAAAATAGAGGTACCATAGAAACAGGAGTAAGTACACCAGAAGTTAATGCATATGATGATTATACTCAGTCGGGTATTACTGAAAATGAGTTTGGTAGACGTCCTGCAACTGATTTAACAGATCAAATGGCTAATGTTAACTACAAAGGTTACGGTGTATACATAGAAGGATTTACTGCTAAACTTATAGCAAATGGTATTGTAGGTGGAATAAATTGGAATGAAATATTTGAAGCACTTCCAGGAAATTATCTTGCAGATGTTAGTAGAATTTATTTAACTAGCATTGACGATTCAAATAACACTGTTACCGGAACAATTAGTGTAAATCCATTTGATCCAAAAGCATTACAAATTAATTGGGACACAGACAGTTTCCCTTCTGATAGTATTATTACTAGTTCATTAGGAGACAGAACAAGTATAGATTATATTATAGATCCTACTAGATTCAACCCCGAAGGTGTTCGTTCATCAGGTGTTAGACTGTTACTATTAGATGATGTAGGAAACGAAGATGCTCAAGAAGTATCTAAAGCATGGCGAAACACTGACGGTTCTGGATTAATTGCTAGTGGTAATGATATTGTAGAATGGGACGGATCTAAATGGAATATTGTATTTGATGCAAGTGCTACAACAGATATTACATATACAACTAATTTAAACACAGGTGTTCAATATAGGTATTCAAACGGATCTTGGTTAATGAGTGTTGAAGGTGATTATCCAGTTGGCACATGGAGGATTGACCTCTACGGATAATTATTTGTATGGACAATATTATTTGTAGTGGTGCTCTTTTTTATACACTAAACACTAAAAGATTTTTATTTTTATACAGAAACAACGGAAAGCGTTCAAATGTTTGGGGTCTTGTAGGAGGCACAAACGAGGGCTCTGAAACTCCCTGGGAAGGGTTACAAAGAGAAATACAAGAAGAAGTAGGACAAATTCCTACAATTGAAAAAACAATTCCACTAGAAACCTTTATAAGCACAGATCAACATTTTCAATTCCATACATATTTGTGTGTAATACGTGATGAATTTATTCCTGTGCTCAATAACGAACATACAGGCTATGCATGGGCTAGTTATAGTAATTGGCCAATGCCGTTACACAAAGGCCTACGTAACACCCTTCAAAGTAAAATAAACCGTGCTAAGTTAGAAACTGTCTTTAGCATGACAGATTTACTTGACTAATAATAACTGATGTAGTATAATAAACTTATGAAAGTCTTAGTTATTGGCGACATTATTATCGACAAATATATCACAGGAACATCAACACGGTTGAGTCCTGAGGCTCCAGTGCCTGTTGTTAGTCAGCAAGACAGTTGGGAACAATGGGGCGGGGCACACCTTGTATATCTTAATCTATTGAATTTAAGTGTAGATGTAGAAATGTTAGATTTATCATCGCCCAAGTGTATAAAGACTCGTGTATTGTGTGACGGACATTATGTTACACGTATAGATCAAGATTACAAAACAGACGGCACTACAGCACTTAATAAAATTTACGAAAAAGACTTTTCAGCTTATGATGTTGTAATACTAAGTGATTACAATAAAGGTGTGCTAGAATACTCACAACAAATTATAGAACACATCAACAAATACAATTGTAAAATTATTGTAGATCCTAAACGCCATTTTAATTTTTATCAAGGTGCTTGGTTAGTTAAACCTAATCGTAAAGAGTTTGAAGAATTAGGTTTTACAAATTGGACTGGTAATATAATTATTACTGCGGCTGGTGATCCTACTATAGCACAAATTGATAGTGAATATTATACTATAAAAACAGATCCTGTAGAAGTAAACGATGTTACAGGAGCAGGTGATTGTTTTCTTGCTACATTTGTTTACGGTATGAGTCAAGGTAAAAACTATGAAGACTGTCTTAAACTAGCAGTTAAAGGTGCAACAGAATCAGTCAAACACACTGGCACATATGTAGTTAAGCCTGAAGACTTGCAATATCGAACAAT